AAAATAAATCTTTACAAAAAGTTGTATACTGTTATACAATAAATGTAGTAGAAGTTTGGAACTACTGCTTGTAAACAAATTTTAAAGAAAGGAGTAAAAGCACTTGACAGATTTACCTATTAAATGCAGTTTTAACGCCACTCAGGTAACTTTCAATCTGTATAAAAATGAAGATGGCAACGTAACCATCTCAATCGAACAAGTGACGATTAACCAACGTCGTCAGCTTCCTTACATTGAACGTTATCTAAAAGAGCGTTTTAAGGGCTATCTTACTATTGAGGTAGTAGATTATGAATATAAGAGCTATTCTGCTTCTATCCCGTTTGCCACCGCTTTGGAATATGCAGAGGAACAACAAGCGCAGGAGGTGTAGTAAATGGCTTTAACACCAAAACAAAGGAAAGTACAGAGGGACTACTTAACAAGGAAGAAAAGAACGCTACAACGACAGGGCGCATCTAATGCTGAAATTAAGGCTTTTATGGGGGGACGGTGGGATTTTGCTGGAATGAGTGACAAGGCGCTAGAGCGTGCTTATAACGAGGTTAAAGCCAAGGGGCGCACTCAGGTATTCGGCAATCATGTTTACACTAGCGACTATGTTAAAAAAGCTAAGACATGGTACGGCGATAAATTTTCAGTTGAAAAGCTGACACAAGGTTTTCGCAGTTCCCAGCGCTCAGACTTGAACCGCTTTCATTCAGCTAAGGAAGTCAAAGAATACCGCTCAGAACGTGACAGAGAAGCCAAGGAACGCTATATATCAGCCCTTGAAGAAATGCACTACAACATCAGAGAAGCAGGAAATAAAGCACAAGAAAAAGCCTTTAAGAGCATGATTTCACGCATAAGGCGCATGAGTGCCAGCAACTTTGGCGCATTTCTAACGGGTGGAGCGTCTGACAAGGTTTCTTTTGATAACGTTATGGTCTTTGTAGACACGGACGGTAAAGACACGGCTTTTGAATTTCAGGACAGCCTTGCCCGTGAAATCCTTGATAATGTCGATAAGTTTTCTAAGCAATTTGTTTCTGACATGAGAAGACGAAAGAAGCGAGGGAACAAGTGACTTGCTACTATGCAGGCGACTTTGAAACAACTACAAACGAGGAAGAAACAGAGGTTTGGCTATCGTGTTTTGCTAAGGTGGTTGACTATGACAAGTTAGACACATTTACAGTAAACACAAGCCTAGAGGACTTTCTGAAAGCCTTATATCTTGACCTTGATAAAACTTATACTGAGACAGGAGAAGATGAATATATCATTTTCTTTCACAATCTCAAGTTTGACGGCTCTTTCTTGCTTTCCTTTTTTCTGAACAATGATATAGAGTGTACCTACTTTATAAATGACATGGGAGTATGGTATTCTATTACGCTTGAGTTTCCAGATTTTACGCTGACTTTTAGAGATAGTCTGAAAATTCTGAATTTTTCAATCGCTACAATGGCTGGACTTTTCAAAATGCCTATTGCAAAAGGAACGACTCCCCTTTTAAAACATAAGCCAGATGAAATAAAGCCAGAATGGATTGACTACATCCATGTAGACGTTGCAATTCTTGCCCGTGGTATCTTTGCTATGTATTACGAGGAAAATTTTTCTAAGTACACATCAGCAAGTGAAGCGCTGACAGAGTTTAAACGGGTTTTCAGAAAGTCTAAAAGAAAGTTCAGGGACTTTTTCCCAATATTGGACGAAAAGGTAGATGATTTTTGTCGTAAAGCGTACCGTGGGGGCTGGACGTTTGCCAACCCTAAAACGCAGGGGCGCACGCTGAAACAGTTGATAGACATTTACGACATTAACAGTATGTACCCAGCGACTATGCTACAGAACGCTTTGCCTATAGGAATACCGAAGCGATACAAGGGCAAACCCAAGGAGATAAAGGGAGACCACTATTATATCTATCACATTAAAGCCGATTTTGACTTAAAACGAGGCTACCTCCCAACTATCCAGATTAAGCGCAAACTTGACGCTTTACGCATTGGGGTCAGAACTAGCGACTATGTGACTACCTCAAAAAACGAGGTTATAGACTTATATTTGACTAATTTTGACCTTGACCTATTTTTAAAACATTATGATAGTTCTATCATGTATGTTGAAACACTTGAATTTCAGACAGAATCAGGCTTGTTTGATGACTATATCACTACATACAGATATAAGAAAGAAAACGCACAAAGCCCAGCAGAGAAGCAAAAAGCTAAAATTATGCTTAATAGCTTGTATGGGAAATTTGGCGCTAAAATCATATCAGTAAAGAAACTAGCCTATCTGGATGATAAAGGTATATTACGCTTTAAAAATGACGATGAAGAAGAAGTACAACCCGTTTACGCACCCGTGGCGCTATTTGTAACATCTATTGCCCGTCACTTTATCATATCGAACGCACAAGAAAACTATGACAATTTCTTATATGCCGATACAGACAGCTTGCACTTATTCCATTCTGACAGTCTTGTACTTGATATAGACCCGTCAGAGTTCGGGAAGTGGGCGCATGAGGGGAGAGCCGTAAAAGCAAAATATCTACGCTCAAAACTCTACATCGAAGAATTGATACAAGAAGATGGGTCAACGCATTTAGACGTTAAGGGCGCAGGTATGACCCCAGAAATCAAAGAAAAAATCACTTTTGAAAACTTTGTTATCGGAGCAACATTTGAGGGCAAAAGGGCAAGTAAGCAGATTAAAGGAGGTACTCTAATTTATGAAACAACCTTTAAAATCAGGGAAACAGACTATTTGGTTTGATGGCTTTGTATTGTCGGTTTACCGCTCCTTTTTCAAAAAATTGTTACACACCCAACAGGTTAAAAATAAAAAAGGGTACTATTTCCAGAAATCCAGCAACGCACCCAAAAACATTATTTTTCTAAAGTCTTATCTAAAAGCACATTATGCCTATGAAGATTTTCAATACATGATGAACCTTTATCAATTTGTTTCACAAGAATTTGATAAAATTTCAATCAATGCTTTTTACAATCTTTGTTGCTATTTAGAAGAAAACAAAATCTACTCTCTTTCTTCTAATTCCCTTTACGATTGTTACGAGAAATCCAAAAACCGTCAAAACGATTTAGAAAATCTCAATACAATCATCACACCATTAAAATTTTTAAAATCAACAAACGGAGATAAACAAAATGGCTAAAAAACAAGCAAAGCATGAAAACTTTGATACAGTAGTAGCACAAGCAACTATTACAGCGACATCTAACAAATCAGACGGTAAATATAAGCAAAAGAAAGCGACTAAAGCTGTGTACCTTGTCCCAGCAACTGAAGAAGACGCACAAAAGCTGATTGATTTTGGGCTACAACTTTACACACCAGACACAGAGAAAGACCCAGACGCAAAACCTTACTTTATTGTTAAGGCAACCGAAAATGTGAAAATTTTCACAAGTGAAACGAACTTTGAAGAAGTCAACTTTGGGGTATCTTATGAAGATGTAAACCCAGAGACAGGAGAAATCACAGTCAAGAAAACACCTAACTACAAAACAGAAGAACCCGTACACGTTGCGATTATGTTTGTTGAGGGTGGCGATAATGGAAACGACTTTTTCCGCCTTAATGCCCTTATGATGGCTGACACGTTGACCCTCGAAGAAGTGCAACCCGTGAACCCGTTCGCTGGATTGTTTGGAAAATAAAAAGAGGTCTTCCCGAAAGGGAAAACCTCGATTATAAAGCGTTTTTCATGGCTTGAAAAGTCAGTTGGTTAGAATGACTTGCACTAGCAAGCACCCCTTGAGGTGTAACCATCTTGCCAGCACTAGACAAGCCTTGAAAAGCCTTACAGGTTCATCATATCATACTTGCTTTATTTTGTCAAGTATGATATACTTTGTTTAAAAATTGAAAGGAGAGGAACATGACCTCACAGGAATGCCTAGCAGTGCTAGATAGCGCAATGGCAAAAGTCGGGAACGATGAAGAAATTGAGAGCCTGACGGCTGACTTGATTGACATTAAGGCTTTTGTCGGAGAAATTGACACAGTTGTCTCAGTCTTGAATGAAGACGTTGAGCGCCTAAACTTAAAAAACGGTAACCTACGTTCAGCTAATAACGAACTTTACCGCCGTTTAGGTCAACAAGACGAAATCATGAAACAGGCACAAGAAGACATGAGCGTAGTCTCAGCAATCAATGCTGTTATTTAATAGAAAGGAAAAAAGAAGATGAAACCATTTTCAAAATCAATCAACTGGTATCCTAACAACGCACTAGACGCACTTAAGGACGAACCAGAAACAGTCGCAGAAGTTACACCGCCAGCAACTATGCCAGCGGACACACCAGCGCAGGAAGTGCCAAACTACCCAGCGCAATCCCCAGCCAGCGAAGTTGAGGGGGTAGAAATGAACATTGACCACGAAAACGTGGTAGAAGAAGGAGAAGAATAATATGGCTAATAAAATTACCACATTTTTATCAGGTCAGACAGGGAAACAAATCTCAAACATTGACCTATTGAACTCTATCCGCATCCGTGCCAGCGCAGACTATCAGGCAGACATCCCTGTACTTGAGGGCGCACGCATTAACCACGCAACCGTGCCGTATCAGGATTTTCAAAAGCACGCCAACGAGTTTTTCACAGCTTTGGTAAACCGCATTGGCTCTACAGTTATTAAAGCCCTTACTTATGAAAATCCGCTTGCTATTTTCAAGTCAGAGACCTTTGAGTTTGGGGACACGTTACAAGAAATCTATGTGCACCCAGCAGAGAAGAAAACCTATGACGCAAAATCAGACGTCAGCCCGTTCAAATTCGCTGATACAGACATCGAAGTATTCTATCATACTTTGAACAATGAAAACTACTATGAGCGCACGTTTGAGCGTGCTTGGATTCAGAAAGCCTTTGTTTCTGATATGGCGTTTGATGAGTTTGTGGACAAAATGTTTACATCACTCCTCTCATCTGATACGCTGGACGAATACCAAGCCGTTAAGGGCGTACTTGAAAAATCACTTGCAGAAGTCTCTTATACAGACCTTAAGGGCAAGGCTAAGAAAATCACTGTAGCAGGTACGAAGATTGACGAAAACAAACAAGACTTTGTCGTAGACTTTAACCAGTCTCTAATCAATCTTTCTAAACGTTTCACAATCCCAAGCCGTACAACGTTTAACAACCCTGTAGGAGTTCCAAACATGACGGCAATCGAAGACCAGTATCTGGTTATTTCTGCAGAATTTTCTACACATCTTGACATGTTACTAGCTAACGCTTTCAACATGGATAAAGCCAGCGTACTTGCTCGCACAATCGTGGTAGATGATTTTGAAAAATTCACGGGAGAGGGCGCAAACAATGGACGTAAGCCAGTCGCTTTCCTTATTTCAGCTAAATCTATCATTAACAAAGACAAGCTAGTACACATGGAAGCCATCCGTAACCCTCGCAATATGACCTACAACTATTTCTACCATCACCACTACATGACAAGCCTTTCACTTTTTGAAAACATTCATTTCTGGTATGTTGAGGAAGCCTAAAGGCTGACCAAGGGCGGGCAATAGCCCGCCTATTTTATTAAGTGAAAGGGGGGGCTAAATGAGTTACAAGAATTACAAGCGACATCTTGGCAAGATTGAGCTAAACAAAGAAACAGTAGAGCGTAACCGTATCGCCTTTTATGATTTTTATTTCAATTATTTCTATAATATCGTGGTAAATTATTTTACTTGGGAGGGTTTGCCAAACGACATTGACGAGTTATTTATAGAGAAAAAGCTGATAGAAAATGGGCATGTGGCTTTCTTTCATGATGACACTTTTGGGTTTATTGCTCAGGGTGGAACACGAGGGGAACGTTTAAACCATTATGACCAGCCTTTGACCTATCAACCCGTTAACGCTAGCAGTATGAACTATTTTAAACAAATGGAAATCGCTTATACTGAAAACGATTTTAGGGTTATTTCAGAACTACACAAGGACAATCCAGACAAGATAAAAAGACCTTGCATTGTGATTCCTAATAATAATTTCTATGAGCCATACATAGGGTATTTAGAGTTATTTTGCGAAAAGTTGGCAGATATTGAACTAACGATACAACTTAATAGAAATGCACAAATCACACCGTATTTCATCTTTGCGGACAATACAAACGTGCTATCTATGAAGAATATTTTCAATAAGATTGCCAATTTTGAACCCGTGGTGTATCTCAATAAGCAGAAAGACCAAGACGGACAAGACAGCTTTAAGCAGTTATCGGACTATATCCAAGTGTTTCGGACGGACGCACCATTTTTACTGGACAAGTTGCACGATGAGAAGTTACGAGTGATGAACCAGCTCCTGACCTTTATTGGGATAAATAACAACCCATCAGACAAAAAAGAAAGGTTAGTTGTATCAGAAGCAATTTCTAATAATGGTGTTATATCCGCAAACATAGAAGTAGGTTGGAAGTCAAGACGAAAATTTGTTGAGCTTATCAATAAATGTTACGAGCTAGAAATCAGCGTAAAACCAGCGGAAACGATTCAGCAGTTTAACCTTGACAAAGTGGCGCTAGATTTAGCAGAAAAGGAGGGAACAATCATTGACCCAGAATAACACAACAGCAACGATTGCAACCTTTTTAAAATCCAGATATAGAAATCCCGTGACGGGACGGCTGGACGGCTTGGCAGTTGATGAAAACGGCGACTTTCTGCACTACAACACGATTATAGACCAGACCTATAACGAACTATTTAAGGACATGGAGCTAACCAATAGAGTTTCAGACAATTTCAAGAAAGAGTTTTGCAAGCACTTTTACAACAGGGAAATTGGTTTGGAGACTTTCGCCCGTTTCCAGATTGCCCTTGAGGAAGTTCTAAACAACGAGTGTTTCAATCTGTTTAAATACCTAGCAGAAATCAGGAACAAGGCTATCAAGGACTTAAACCAGTCAATGAATATTGACACGGTAGGCAACCAGAAAGCGGACGGGCAGGCGCTACAGATAGCGAACACGACACCACAAGAGCGAAAAGAAATTGTCTTCACTGAGCGCTATGGGGTTATAGAGTACGCTGACAACTTGGTAGAAAACCATCAGAAAAATAACGCAGATACAAAAAGCAACGTCTCAGGGTGGAGCGGTTCTAGTCTTGCCGAACGCTTACAAAATAATGCTGAACTGAAAGACATTCAATTTCAGATTTTCAACATTTGTGATAAGCTGTTTTTACAGGTATTTTAGGAGGTGGTTAGATGAAAGATTTATCAAGTGCTAAAATACTAAAGTATGATAGCATGTTAGAAGAAATCACGCTTTTCAGCTTTCAGGATTTTGCTTATGCAGACGATGGCTTATATTATATCCACATGACAAGCAGACGTTTAGGCGACTTGTCTAAGTTGTGGATAAAACTAAAACCTATCAGCTATCATTATGAAAGTATTGAAGACCAAACTTTCTGGACTATCAGGAAGAGCTACCAGCCGTTACAATCTATTAAGGCGCTTCTATTTATCCGCTTTAAGATTGTGGGTGCTTATTATAGCTTTGAACGATTGAACAGTAAGAGCAAGCTGAAAGGCTTTGCCAGAGTGATTGACGATAATAACTATTTCTCACGCATACCCCTTGTAAATGAGGTGGTACACTGGGACAACGGAGTTATCGTCACGCCTAACTATCAGATGAACATCACAGGGCTAAAAGAAACACGTGTAGAGGTTGACGGTCAGCAACTCCTTGAAGATTGGGCAACCTTTAAAATAAATGTAAGCAACGATATAAAGGGAGTGCCTAGAACTATCATGACAGCAGAAAGAGGGCATGAAAACCTATGATAATTATTAACTTGTCCGAGACAACGGACACACTACAGATTGAAGTGCTGGGACACGGAGACGATAAAGACCAATCTTGCGCCCGTGTATCAACCGTTTGCGACTGTATCTATTTAGGGTTTAAAGACCAGTTAGAGAAGTACAAGAAGCACAACGGGTACACACTTTTAATTGCTAACAAGAAAAAGTTAGGACGTAAAGGCGCTTTACTGGTTCGCTATCTTGAATACCTAGCAGACCTAAAAGAACTCTATCCAAACTCAATCAAAATCATTGACAAAGCAAAGGAGAAAAAAGAAGATGGCAACAAATAGCAATTACAATTTAGAAAAAAAGACAACTAAACGTGTCCGAGGTATTCACTCATTGATTAAATTCCAGAAACATCAGGGAGTTGAGAGCCTAACAATCCAAGGTAAGGACACATTAGCAGACGTTTCACAGGATAAAAACGGAGACACAAACCTAATTTTAATGGCTGACGTTGATAAAGTAAATTCAGTAACCTCTAACGTTCCTTATCTTGGCGTTTCTCATTCAATCACAGGAGAAGACCCTGACAAGAATAAGACAGCGAACATCAGCCAAAACCTTACTCAATTCCCTCTATCTGGTGGCGAACTGGTAACGGTTACAAAAGAACCAGAAAGTTTGACAATCCACGATGAAAAGGTTAAAGAATTTGTAGCAACAACGGTTACAGCAAAAGAAACTGAAATCAAGCAATTCATCGGAGAAGTCAAAGAAGAATTGACTACCAAAATTAACGAACATTCAGGGGGGACATCAGCAGAACCTTTTGACAAGGAAGCATTTAAAGATGAAGTTCAACAATATGTAGAATCAAACCTCCCTCATAATGTTTTTTCTGGAAGTCTTAATTTTGATTATGATAATATGTTTTTTGGTATGACAAACCTTGACCAATTTAACGAAAATATCGAACTTGACTTTATCCACAATTCACGAATTATTGACCGTTTACTGTTAAGAAAAACTGATTTTGACAATAATAAAACATTTGAAAATGAAAAAATGTTTATTAAACTATATACAAGCCCTTATATGGCTGACATGATAGGCGGTAGCGACACAGAAGATCCAACAGGAAAAGGGCAATTACGCGTACATGTTACATTAAAACAACCACTTGACAAATCACAAGATAATTACAATGTTTTTGCTAAATATTATTTAACACATCACGCAAACGCTTGGTTTATTTTCCAAAAAGTATCAGGCGATGGAACACGTTTAAACGGCGCACCAGTACCGCAATAAGAAAGGATTTTAAAAGATGAATCCAGAAGAATTTAAAGACGAGTTTTTCAGGGCTTACCGTGGGCGCTATTCGTCTTACTGGGTGGAACGTTGGGGGCTTATCCCCTCAATTCCTACCAGCTTTGATAATGCCAATTCAGTCTACGAGCTTTTGGCTTGGATACAGCGTGCCTTTAAGCAACTACTGGACGACTTTGTAGCGCTGGAAAGTGAGCTAGAAGACTATAAGAACGCTTTGACCGAACTCCTAGAGCAACTTATCCCGTTGCTTATCCGCCGTTACATGGAAAGCAAGGAAGCGGACGACTGGTTTAACGAAAAAGCGGATATCTACTATAATAAGATTATCAAGCCTTACATTGACGCAGAGATTGCCAAAGTTAATAAGAAAATCGCTGACCTTGAAAAGAAAGTAGATGATGAAGTCAAACGACTTGATGGACGGATTGACGCTTTAAACGATAAGCTAGAAAAAGAAATCAAGAAGCTAGACGACCGAATCACAAAGGAAGTCGCTAAACTTAACGAACGTATCACGGCAGAAAACAACGCACTCAAGGAGCGAATCGAAGCGCTAGAAAATGCTAACGCAGGCTTGCAAAACGCTTTGCGCAAAATCATTGAAAACCTTGAGGTGTCAGGAGCTTGGAGCGGTGGCATGACTGGTAGCTTTAACCAAGGGCGCAACATCGCAACGGGTAACATTAACTTGTTTGGCGGAACACCAGACGGAAACAGCTTTATCAGAACCAACAACGGAAGCACAGAAAACGACTTGTCAGGAGGTATCTAATGCCTTTAGAAACAAGATTTTCAACCTCTACTACAGCCAACGTAGAAAACTTTGGTACAGGTGTAGCACCGTGGACGGAAGCCTATGCCAACGCGTGGCAGTTCTCAGGAGATACAGACTATGGTTATATGACCAACGGCAACACGACCTATATACAGTACGGGCAAAATGACCCGTCTGTATGGGCGTCTATGAGGTTCTGGGGGGAATCGGTTGAAATTCTAGAAGAGACAAAAAACGATGATAATTCCATCACGGCTAAAATCAGAGTTAAAGCCCTCTTTTGGTGGAGTAAACGGGTCAGCTCAAACGCTGGGTATCGGGTTGAGTATGATATTAAAATCAACGGGCGCACCGTTTGGACGTTTAGCGGATATACGACCGATGAAGTAATTAAAAATGATGAAGTTTCCCAAGACTTTACCGTAACCATACCAGCCGAAGAAAGTTCATCAGCCAGTGCCTTAAATATAAATGTATCTTATCCAGACGGACAATATTCAGACAATTCCTTTTATGTGGGTATGTACCTATATAATACCAACAAGAAGAAGCCTAAAACGTTGAAACCGTGGGCAATCCGTAAAAGCGGAATCTTTAAGACCTTAAACCGCCCATCGGGTATCTTCCAACAGCGAAAAGGCAGTTGGCAAGACATTAGCGCCCAACCCTCAAACGCAGTCGGGCAAGCAGTCACAGCACCGCACAGCGTGAGAAAATCGGGTCAATGGATAGGACAAGGACAGATAGGACAAGAATAAGGGAGGGTTTCAGCCCTCCTATTTTTAAAGGAGAGACTATGCAAGAATCAACCAAGATATGGCTTTATGCAAAAAGCCCTTTTAAAAATGACTATGCGAACGTGATAAACTTTGAGACAAAAGAAGCTATGGAAGACTTTTTCACAAAGACCAATCCACATATAGAAATTGTGTATGAGTATGACAAGTTTCAATATACACAGCGTAACGGCTCAATCGTAGTTTCTGGACGGGTGGAGAAATATGAGAATGTGACTTATATGAGGTTTATCAACAATGGAAGAACCTACTACGCCTTTGTCTTTGACGTGCTTTATATCAATGAAGACGCTACACGCATTATTTATGAGGTGGACGTATGGAACACCTACCAGCACGAACTAAAGGTGCTTAACGTGATTGGGCAAGTAGAACAGCAGACATTGCCTAATGAATTGTGGGCGCTGAAAGACAGTCAGCAAGGGTTTTCAGTCGGAACAAAGTACGCTACAAGAGCTGGAGAGGTTGGAATAGATACGGAGTGGCTTGTAGTTGTGGCAAAACCTACTATTAAGATGACCACCAAGGCAAACAGACCTGTAAACATGAGTTATTCAGGTATGCAAAAAACCTTTAAATACTTTTTTATCCCTGTAAATTTGAAATCGGGTGCAAGTAAGCCGTTTATCTTTCAGGGCAAAAAGTATGATAGCTTTTACTTGGAGAACCTTTATAAACACCTTTTCGGTTTGAATCAGGACGGGTCAAGCACCGTAAACCAGATTGTGAACATGTATCTAAGCCGTGATATTGGGGTAAAATACAAGGAGACAACCGAGGGAGACAAGACCTATATAGAAATCTTATCCAACATCACAGGAAGCGTTGCAGAGATTGGGCGAAAGAATAGCCGTAATTATCGCACATCAGGCAGTAGCTCAAGCGGTGGAAGTGGAAGCACCAACGAAGAGGGCGACACGTCAACAGAGGAAAACCGTGTTAGACTGGTTACCCGAATTATTAAAAAGCTAGTACCAGACGCAACGGCGGAGGGTATCGCTGGAATTATCGGGAATTTCTCAGCAGAAAGCAACGTCACAGCCAAGAAATACGAGGCGGACTATGCTACAGGGTATGAGTACGAAAAGATGGAAGCAGAACCAACAGCAGAGAATCTCATGGGAAGCTGGGGCGCTTTTGCCAGTCTATACTCTATCAGCTTAAATGAAGCTGGATATAGAGGAAGTGACGGAAATCACTGGATAGGTATTGGGATAGGTCAGTGGACAGGTCCAAGGGCTGAGGAGCTTTTAAACTTTGCGCACGCTCAAGGTAAGAGCCTATGGGACTTTAACCTACAATTTCAATTTATGAACCAAGAGAGCCGAGCGGACACGTTTAGACGTGTAGCTAGTTCCACAGCAAGCGCCAGCGCAAACGCAAGCAACTTTATGAACAACTGGGAGGGTGTAGCTTACAAAGAGGGCGAACGAATCGCACAAGCGGAAGCGTGGCTTTCTACTATTCAAGACGAACTACAGAAAGGGTAAAAGATGGCAGAAGCAACAGAAACGCTAAAAGCACTAAATGAAATCAAGTCAAGAGTTGGGACAAGCGTAGGAAACGGGCAATGTTACGGGCTAGTCGCCCTATATTCTCAACTGTTGGGTGGTTGCGACATCGGGGGAGGAATCAACACACCAAACCCCAACGGCAACGGCAGACAAGCCAGCGGAAGCGATACGCAGAGGGGAATGAGTGCCAGCAACATTGGGGGCGATTATGACTGGGAAGCCTTGGGCTGGAAAGTCCGCTTTGACCCGTCTTGGGCTGATTTACGGGTAGGTTGTATTGTCTGCTATATCCCAAGCGGAAACAACATCTGGGGACATACGTCTGTTATTTCAGCAGTCAACGGCTCAAGCTATGACGTGATAGAGCAAAACTACGCTTGGAGCGGTTACACAACAGAACGAACAGGAATAGACACGGTTGCCAATATTGAAAGCATTATCTACCCTCCCGAAGTGGTAGCAGGTGGCGATATTGGGGAGATAACAGGTAACACAGGAGATAGGCAGTTAGGCAACGGGGACTACTCAAAAACAGCCTTTGACGTGGAAGCCCTGCTGATTGAGGTGGACGGATTTTTTGACTATCAACCTAATGTGTATGAAATCCCTAACCTCCTAAAAATTGCCTATGACCAGATACAAGAGGGCTTACGCTCCTACATGGGTAAAGACGACCTAGAAATAGAAGTACAGCTATTAAATAGTGAGTTCACAGAGATAGAACTTTATGATATATACGGCAATAGTTATGTGTATCAACCGCAGTATTTACCACGGACGATAGACGAAGCTCACAAGTATAAAGTAGTTGTAACTGGGAGCCTTGGCGATAGTAACCAAGTCCATATCAACTTTTTGGAGTATAACAACGCTAACAATGTAAATTATGCAGATAAGAATATTCTGGATAGCTTGGAAAGTGGCGACTGGGCGGAACACAATCCAGAACATTATAAATATGGGCTGAATGACGTGACAGGGAAGAGCGTTGCAATCCTAAATGACGCAGAAGCCAGCTATATTCAAACGCACAAGAACCAGATGGAGCATACACAGCTTACGTTTAAAGAGAACAGGGAAACGCTTAAACAAAGTATTGACCTATCTAATAAACAAGTTGCTAACGCTAACTCACAAGCCAGCTACAACGCACAATATGCCGTAGATACAGCCAACATCAAGCAATGGACTGACGGAATCGGGGGGTTTTTAGAAGCTGGGGGTAATTTATTCTCTGGAAACATAGGAAAAGCACTTGGCGGACTTGCATCAACTGGTATGGGTGTCTATAATAACAACCGTGACTATAATAATAAAATAGTACAGCAAGGTTTCACAGACACTAACAACGCTTTAAACTCTCAATCAAATGCCCTCAATAACATGAAATCAAAAATCGCCCTAGACCAATCTATCCGAGCATATAACGCTACAATGGCAGACCTACAGAACCAGCCTATCAGCGTCCAGCAGATTGGGAATGATTTGGCTTTCCAGAGTGGAAACAGACTAACAGACGTCTATTGGAAAGTCTCCCTAGCTCAAAAAGAAATCATGGGACGGGCGAACGAGTACATCAAATGCTACGGGGTGCTTGTCAACTGGTTCACTAATGACGCTTTAAGTGTAATGAGGTCAAGAAAACGCTTTAATTATATCAAGATGATTAACGTCAACCTTGGAACACTCAGAGCGAACCAATCGCACATGAACGCACTAATGGCTATCTTCCAGTCAGGTGTCAGAATATGGAACTATTCAGCGAATAAAGAAGACGGTATTTTGTTTGATATTCAGAAAAACAACCCGAATTTTTAAAAGTATGATATAATGAAATAGAAAGGAGTGATTTTCTATCGAAGAACAAGAAAAATGGTACAATCCGCAGAAAATGCTATCTTATAACCAGTATCTTAATTTTGTAATTGGTGGACGTGGGATTGGGAAAACCTTTGCACTCAAGAAGTATCTGTTTAAGAGGTTCATCGACAAAGGGGAGCAATTCATCTATTTAAGACGGAACAAGTCAGAGCTTGACCGAATAGACAAAGACAAGTTTTTCACTACCGAGTTATTAAATCAAGTTTTCACAAACTTTGAAGTGATAGACAGCGACGCTAGTAAAATTCATACTAAGATTATTTTCAGAGCTGACAATATGGAAGAGGAAGAAAATATTTTAGTTTTGTCTTCTACTAAGATAATACTTAACGGGAAAATCGTTTGCTATCTCAAGAGCTTATCTACATGGGTTGACTTGAAAGGGTCAGAGTATGATGAGGTTATGAGTATTCTTTACGATGAGGTATTGATAGACGTTACAAGTAAAAAGAGGTATCTTGATAACGAGGTGGAAGCCTTACTAAACTTTATCTTCTCAGTTTTCCGAAGACGGGACGGGTGTCACGCTTACCTGCTATCAAATGCAAGTAATTTCAACAATCCCTATTTTGCCTTTCTGAAATTCTATGACGACAACGGCAAGCGGTTCTATAATTTGAAACAATATGCAACGCTTATAGAGTTCCCTCCGCACTCAGCTTTTCAGACAGAGGAAGAAAAAGAGAGCGGATTCTTTAAGCTGTTGAGTAAGTCCAGCATTTATGAAAGCGTTGCTAATAACGAGTTTCAGATTAAAAACGACAAGAATATAGCGAAGATTAAAGGTTTGAAGTCTAGGCTTTACAGCTTCTATTGTGACGGTACTTTCTTAACGGGGTACTATATCGACAATATGGTATATATTGCTAAAGGCTTTGACAAGAATTTGACCGCTTATTGTCTGGAAGTGGAACAGGTGGAAGACGGGTTTGTTTACTTGAATAAGACAAGCGCCTTGGGTAAAACTTTACGGAGTTTGTACTTAAAAAATATGTTTATTTATGAAGATTTAGAGACTAAAAACAAATTTATAGAGGTTATCAATCATGTTATATAATATTATGCTAGAAGTTGCTAAAGGCGACTATATCACAATTCTTTTTGCTTTGATTCTGTTTGACTTTATCACAGGCTTTCTCAAGGCTTGGAAATGGAAAGTTACGGATAGCTGGACAGGCTTAAAAGGGGTTATCAAACATACACTAACATTTATTTTTTACTATTTTGTCGCAGTATTCTTGACCTATATTCACGCTATGGCGGTTGGTCAGACTTTGCTTGTTATCATTAACTTATACTATGCACTTTCAATTATGGAAAATCTCGCTGTTATGGGTGTCTTTATCCCCAAATTTATGACGGCTAGAGTACAAGAAGAGTTACAGAAATACACAGCGCAACTAGACGCAGGGAAAGACCTACTGGAAGATTTTAAAGGAGATAAGAAATAATGGTTAAAAAGAATGATTTATTTGTAGACGTTGCAAGCCATCAAGGTTACGACATTTCAGGGATTTTGGAAGAAGCAGGGACAACCAACACAATTATTAAAGTGTCAGAAAGTACAAGCTATTTAAACCCTTGCTTGTCTGCTCAAGTAAGTCAGTCAAACCCTATCGGCTTTTATCATTTTGCTTGGTTTGGCGGAAATGAAGAAGAAGCAGAAGCAGAAGCACGCTATTTCCTTGCTAACGTACCTAAGCAAGTTAAATACCTTGTATTGGACTATGAAGACCACGCAAGCGCAAGCGTACAAAGAAACACTAGCGCCTGCTTGCGCTTTATGCAAATGATTGCAGACGCTGGATATAAACCTATTTATTATAGTTATAAACCTTTCACGCTGGATAATGTGGACTATCAGCAGATTTTAGCTCAGTTCCCTAATTCTCTCTGGATTGCAGGATATGGCTTAAATGATGGTACAGCTAACTTTGAATACTTTCCAAGCATGGACGGTATACGATGGTGGCAATATTCTAGCAATCCGTTTGATAAGAATATTGTACTATTGGACGATGAGGAAGAAGATAATATAAGTAATGAAAACACTATAAAAAACCTTACCACCGTAGCCAACGAGGTTATTCAAGGGTTTTGGGGCAACGGTCAAGAACGTTATGACAGCTTGACAAATGCAGGCTATGACCCTCAAGCAGTTCAAGACAAAGTGAATGAAATGCTTTCATAAAAATAAAAGCTAGTAGAAAGTTTCTACTAGCTGTTTTTATATTCTACAATGATTTTATAAGCGTCCTCGTCTGGGTTATCCAGAGCAAGGGAACAGATGGCGGACAGGACGCTATTCATCTGGTTGTATTTCTGTAAATAGTGATTTTCTAGCTGTTTATAATTGCTGATATGTTTTTCATATCCAGCTAATGCAAAAGACTGATGACGGTTTATAAGTTGCTGGGTTAAGTGAACTTTATCTAAACCATCAGGATATGCTTTCATCATTTGCGAAAGCGTTTCTAAATAACTTGCAAATGAGTGTGTAATCAATTCATCAAATGTCACCATACCCCGAACGCTCCCAGCCGTAAGCCTTGAAATAAAATCATTATGTTGTCTTAAACTGTTTTCAAATTGTAAGCGCTTTTCTTCGTCTTCTAAGCGTGTTTTGTCTTCCATAGTCTTATCCTCCAACATTCTCTAAATAAGCGACAAGGCGCAAGATAGAAGCCGTGTTGCTATCGTTTTCTTTCTTTAACTTCGTGATGGTCCTTTGTTGCTGTTCCAGTTGCTTTTGTTGCTTAAAAATAGTATAGGTTAGTAGTGACATAATCACTAGAAAGACCAAGATGGCAAAGTTGCAAGAAGCGAACCAGAACCAGAAACGACCTTTTTTGTTTAATTTATTATATGAATTTTTCATTTTAATACCTTTCTCTTCCTTGTATAAATCTTTCATAAGCTGATTTTAAACAATAGTGACTATATTTTGAAAATTTGAGTTCTTTGATATTCTCAAATATTATCAACTCTTTTTTATTTTTGCTTTCAAATAAATTTTCAGAATATTCTGAATAACCTTTAATAAGGTAGTGTTTTCTTTCTGCTTCCAAAAAGGTTCTCCTTCTACCC